TGGGTCAGCGATGTATTCAAAGCCGTTCGTCGTGGCACGCAGTGCGGGGTACTGGACGCGCAACTTGTTGGGCAACTTGATACCCAGTGAATCGTATGTTAGTACGTCATGGATGCTGCCACTGCCGCCGTTGACCATCGCGGTCAGCGCCTGCCCACACTTCTGCCAAAGCTGTGCAATCCTGAAGTTCTTGCTGCGATAAATTCGCACGATGCGTTCGGCTTCGTTGATGTCGATCTTGACGTTGATACCACCTTGCCCGATCTCAAGAGTGCGTCGCAGCTTCTCCGCACCCATACCGTAACCAAGTCCGAGGATGCAGGTCTTACCAACGAAGCGTTCGATCTTGTCAGACTTGGTGATCTTGCGGCCATAAATTTCAGTGGCGAACTCGGAGTACACATCCCGCTTCTCACTGAACGCTTCGACCAGGTCATCCTGCCCTGCGATGTACGCCACCATCCGGGCTTCGATCTGCGATGAGTCAGATGCGATGAGGCTGTGCCCCTCCGATGCCTTCAGACTGCGCCTGATTGCGTTGCTGCCGCCACGGGCAGGGAGGTTTTGCAGGTTGAGCTTGTCGCCCCCACTGAAGCGGCCTGTGTGCGCCCCGTAGTAGTTCAGCATGATGGGCAGCTTGCCCCGCCCTGCCACACCGATCAGCGACTCGGTGCGGGTCTCCTCGATGGTCGACTTCACTCCCAGACGGGCAGAGACCAGTGCCTGTACACGCTCATCCGGGTGCTCCAACAAGTCGGTAAATCCCTTGTCGGTCTTGCTGAATGCCCATGTCTCCTTGCCAGTGGTGAGACTCACCTTACGCGGCGGCTCGACACCCAGTCGCTGTATCGCAGTGGCGAACTTTGGGTTGGACATGATGTCCTCGGTGGTGACGTCTACCTCAGACATGAGCTTTGCCTTGCGCTCCCGTACTTCCTCAAGATGTTTCTCCAAGAGTGGCACGTCGAGTTCGATGACAGGCTCCGTATACATCCGCAGTGTCTGGTCAATCACCAACAACTCGCTGGATGGGAAACCTACCTTGAGCTTGTCGAACAACTGCTTCGTCAGGTTCACATCGTTGATGCAATACTGCCCGTACTGTGCGAGTTCGGCCTCGGTGAAGTCTGTCTTCCGCTTCCCCAGTGCAGCCACCACCTCGTCGCCCTTCCTGCCGAGTCCGTAATATGCTGCCAGTTTTGCAAGCGATCCGCCGACAGTGAGGGCATGTGCTGGACGGGCCATGCTCAAAGTATCAAGCCAGAGGCGGGGACGGATACCGAAGTGCCACGACAGGATGGCACCATCGAATGCTGTGTTGTGGCACAGGATCGCCCGCTTCCGGTAGTCCAGTGACCTGATGAACTTGCCGGGGTTGTCGCCGCTGTACCAGTCGCACGGGTAGTCGTTGACCTTGATGCCCACACCGATGACTTCAAACCTCGGGTCACGGATGTACGCCTCGGTAGTCATCTTCGACAGGGAGAACTCTTTATCATAAAAAGTCTCGATGTCTATTGTAACTATGTCCATCATTTGTTCCACTCCTCTGGGTCAACCATACTCGCTTCGCCCCATACGCAGACACCGCACATCTCACCTTGGTACACAACCTCACCAGTGCGCAGTCCAGTAACTACATGGCCCGCCCTACATACCACGCAAGACCGTGTGTAGTCAGGTTTGTATTCATCAACACGTTGTACCTCGGTCATTTCAACAGCCTCCGCTTCGTCTTGATCGCTACCCAAACTTCGTTGGCTTGTGCATTCTCGCGGGCAAACTGCTCGACAAAATCCAGTGCCGCAGTCATGCGGGACAGCAACTCCTCGGTCAGCATGACATCACCAATCATGATCTTCGCAGTGGTGTCTATTGTCGCCGTGTTGCCATTGATGCCGATGGCATTTGGCCCGGTACCATTCGTGATGGATACCCCGGACAGCACAGGTGGGCCGTACTTTTGAGTGCTCACATATCTCTCCTTACACCCAGTAGGGTGGTCAACTCCAGCTTCTTCGCACGGCGTCGAGCTTGTCGCTCAGCAGCTGTGAACTTGTGACGGGGTTTATCCCTGCCTTCACCCAACTTATATACGGGAGTCACGTCGCGCCCCAGACGATCCGCTTCCCATGCACATACGTGTACAACCTTATGCTTCTTCATGGTACGCAGCACACTTCCGGCAGTGACGACGTGCATCCCGGTCTCTTCAGCTACTTCGTGGGCAGTAACAGGGTCATGCAGCAACAGCTTGAACAGCCGAGCGTACATGCTTTGATTGACCTTAACCGCCATTCTCTTCCTCAAGAACTTCGAGGAGTTTCTGGAGGTAATGCTTACTCTTGGCGATCTCCAGCCCATCGGCGTCCTTGGTACCCATACGCATGAGGTACTTCAAAGCCCCGGCACGGTACGCACCAATGCGTTGTTCGGTGGGCCATGTGTCGATCACATCCCAAGGCTCGACGCCCATGTTCTTATAGTGATCTCCACCAACTTGTTGCTTGTTGGCTTGCTCTTCCTCGTCCAACCAACCTTGCTCAACCACTGGCTCATCAGCCGGGGGAGGCGGGGTATGAATGGAGGCGAGTGCTTGCTTGCGCAGGGTATACACGGTGGGCATCGCCATGCCGAACTTCTCGGACACGGACTTGGGTGTAGCCAGTGGGGACTTGGTGAAGTAGTCGATGACACGTTGCTTCTTGGTAACTTTAGGCATACATCCTCCTGTTTATCGTAAATGATCCGGCACTGTGGGTAGTTTCACAGTGTCCTTCCCTTTGCGGAGCCGCGATTCTACAAGGGCTACGGCTTTCTCCAACTCCCGCACGGTAATGATTCCCAACTGTGCGTCGTGCAGTTCCACCAACTTGTTGAGCATTGTTATCTCCTCACCAGTTGGGGTGAATCTCCCATGCACCGAGGCTCTCGTTGCAATCTTGATGAGTGCGTACTTCCCATGCTCATGGGCATACTTGTACTGCGTACCAAACCCCATCTCAAGTAACGCTTCGACCATGTTGCACATGGACGTGAGGATGTCCACGTCGTACTTCTTCGCCCTACCCTGAAGCAAAGCCAGCATTGCCTGACTGTGTTTGATCTTCAGCGTAGTGAGCGGGAAGTCATGGTTCTGTAACGGGGTAACACTTTCCACCACATACCCTATCGGGTTTTTAAGCACAGCCCGTGGGCGGTACTTCTTCCTTGGCTTCTTAGTTGTACCCATGTCATCCTCAGATAAAGACTCCGAACTTCTGCCGCAGTTTCCGGCTGTGGGTTTTGCATATACGGTCTACCCCTTCGACCATTCTCTCCGGAGTGGGTTGTGACAACTTGTTGAAGAATGTAACTTCCGCGCTCTCAGCGAATGCTCGCAGTATCTCCGGGGTGAACTGCTCATCACGGATACAGGTATACAGCAGCGTTATCCAGCGGTCGCAACTCCAGTCAGGCATTGTCCATGAGGAACTACCCTGCCTGTCTCGGGCTACTGCTTCACAGATAGGCTGCAATACACCCAGTTTGGCGCGAACCTTGATGCCGTATTTAAACCGCCGCAAAGCGCGAAGCCACTCGCGCCTCCTCCCCTCGTCGATCTTCATTGGCTCCCCGTTACTTCCGCTTCCTGTGAATAGTCGTCGGTACCTCTCCATTTGTCTGTCCATGTACGTACTTCTACTCATACGCTTAACTTTGCCGCAGTAATCTGTGCGGTGAGCTTGTCGAAGTCTACGTCTGGAGTACCCACTGTCTTGGGACTGGACTTGATCTCCTTGTGGCGGGCTTTCGTGTGCTCATCCAACAAGTCCCACAGTGGGGGCCACGCCTTCAGTGCAGGGGCAAGAGTGGTGTACGTCGTGATGACCTGCTTCACGCTTTCAGCGAACTCATCCTGTCGTTTCTGTGCCGCTCCAACGCGCTCAAGGAATGCTTTTGCTTCTGCGTATAACTCACCCCATACAAGATGGTTTTTGAGAGAAATGCGTCCTGCAAAGTAGCTGTTTGAATGCGCCAGATCGGTGTCTATTACTGCCGCAGGCCACGGTCTTGGAGCCGACAGGTTGAACTTCATCTCGATGCCCATACCACCTACGTAGTCGACACGGACATGATCGACTTCTTTACACCAGTAAGTCTCC